AAACGCACCCGTCATATTTTTTTATGCTTGTGGTGAAGTTGAACCTGACGATGTTTTAGGTTACGGCGCTGTTGATATTGGTAGATACTGCGAAAGTGCGGTTAACAACACAATGAGTTCTTATGATTCAGATGTTCCTTATTCACTAGGGGCAAACGCCAACGGAACAACGTCAATTATTAAAGTTACCGTTAAATACGGTTATTCATATTCTAACTCTGGAGTTTACACGGTTGTTGCTGACACGGTAGTAGGCTCGGCAAAATACGCTTTCAACGGTTGATTCGATAATCAGTTCTTTTTTAATTCAATTTATCAAGGGACTTTCCCATCTACTTATTTACTCAACACAACCAACTCAACAAGCGGGCAGTTCTTAACTGATAACAAAACGAATAAGGTTTCAATTGCAAATTTAGGTTGGCATCATATCTTAACGGACCAACCAACACAGATTGATAGATTAAAGATTGTTACATACGATTCGGCAGGAACTATTATCCAAACTGTTGTAAAAGCAAACGGTGTATCACAGGCTTTAACCTCTTCGAGAATGCTCAAGGTCGCAACTTCACCACAAGCATTAAACAATATGACGGGTGCGTTTGTAAGTGGAGCGCAACCTATTATAACTTCAAGCGTTGCGAGTTACACCGTTCAGGTTATTGAAGGTGCATCTACCGCAATATCTGAACTTCTTTACTTTGAGATTGAAGAACCATGCCGATACGTCCAAAGACGTTTACACTTTTTAAATAGGTTTGGTAAATACGATACGTTTAACTTCAATTTGAAATCAACTGAGCGCAGAGATGTAAATAAGACAGGATATAAATACGATAAATATCCTTTGGTGTCTGCTGGTATTTCACGAACCCATGCAGACCAAGCGCAAGTAACCAACTATGTAGCGAGCCAAGATTTCATTAGTTTAAAATCTGACTTTATTACAGAGGCTCAGAACGATTGGCTAAAACAGTTGATTGAATCCCCTGAAATATTTTTAGAGTGGACGGATGAAACGGGAGTGCAAAACTACAAAGCGGTTGAGGGCATAGTAGGAACGTCTTGGATGGAGAAACAAACCGAGAACGATAAACTCTTTACGATGGATGTTGAGATTAAGATGTCACAAAAGAATTACAGACAGCGCAGATAATGGCAGTTGAAAGACTTTACATAGAAAATACTTACATCCCTTTAACACAGGGGTTAAATCCATCTATTACAAAATCAATAGTTGATCTTGAACAACCCGAAAAAAGAAAAGCAACATTTTCTAAATCGGTAACAATACCACGCAGCAAAGAAGCCGATAAAGTATTCTCTCAGATATTCGAGATAAACATTTCAAACAAAACATTCAACGTAACAGCAAAGGCCGATTGCCTTTATACGGTAGATGATGAAACTGTAATTGATGGGTACTTGCAACTAAAAGAAATTAAAGTCACTGATTTCAACGATATATTCTATGAGGTTGTAATGTATTCCGATACTGCGGATTTTTGGGCTGCAATCAAAGATTTGTATTTAACAGACCTAGACCTATCTACATACGACCATCCTTTTACAAAAGAGATTCAACAGTTAAGTTGGGCTACATCTACCTATGTAGGTGGTGGCCTTGTTGCTTACACTTTAGGAACGGGTTATGTTTATGCGTTGATTGATTACGGTTATTCAAGTGATGCTACCAATTTTATTTATACTCAAGTGCCTTGTTCTGTTTTTGCAAGGGAGTACATAAGAAGAATTATAAGCGAGGCGGGATTTACTTATACATCTGCCTTTATAGATTCGACTATTTGCAAATCTTTAATAGTTCCATCCTCACCAAATACATACGTACTTAATTCTACTGAAATAGCAGATAGGCAATTCGTAGCCAATACACCTGTATTTACATCAACGGGTACAACCACAACAGGCAACCTATCTATAAATGCTTTAGGGGCAAACGATCTAATAAGATGTACAGCAGAGACAAGTGATGCCGGAGGTAACTATAACCCTGCAACGGGAATCTTTACAGCCGTTTCAACGGGTTATTATGATTTTAATGCTCTTTGTGATCTAACAGCAACGTTCACGCCAGCAACGGGTAACGCAGTAAAAACAAGATGTGAGGTTGATGGATATATCTTAATGACCTATGAACCATCTGGAGGGGGAGCGGAAACACAATTAAACGCAGCAGCGTTCTACATAACGTATGACGATTCTGGTGGGTTTATTATCGGAGCAAGAACAACACAGGCAGCGCCCACATATCCTGAAACAGATTACCTAAACGCTAAACATTGGTCAGATTTTCCAAATGATGCGAGTTTAACAGGTCGTGCTTTTGCTGTTCCTAATCGTTATCAGTTGGTAGTTAACAATGTATTCTTAGCGGCAGGGGACAAAATAAGACTTTACTATAAGGCCGGTGTATTTCGTAAAAGTTCAATGTTTGGATATACTACCGATTTCTTTGTAGATGGTGGTGGTACTTATTATTCAGGTAATGCAACCCTTACTTGTTCGGTTGCTGCTTTCTACAATAAGGTGGTTAATACAACCTTAGCAGAGGGCAATACTTTAACTATGGAAAAGGTTATCCCAAAGAATATTAAACAAGTGGATTTCCTTACCTCTATTTTTAAGATGTTTAATCTTTGGTTGGATATTGATCCTTTGGATTCAAACAACCTAATAATAGAAACTAGAGATTCGTATTTAGGTACGGACGAATTAAATGTCCACGAATTGATAGACCGTTCAAAAGAGATTATCTATTTACCAATGGGTGCATTAGACGCAAAAAGATTTAACTATAATTATAAAGAGGATAAAGACTATTGGAACACATACTACAAAAATCAGTACGGAGAGATATACGGAAACAGATTTATAGAATCTACTGGAGAGTTCTTTACCCAAAACAAAGAAACAAACGTTATATTTTCGTCAACTACTTTGGTAGGGTTGCCAAATCAAGACAGGGTGCTTCCAACAATTTATCAGCTTAATGATTTAAACTATCCTATACAAACAGAATCGAATATAAGAATACTTTATTACGGTGGTTTAAAGACTTGCTCACAGGGGTGGAATCATATTAACTATATTCAAGGGTGGCCTTACTTACCATTAACAGCAACTTATACAACCTATCCGTATGCTGGTCACTTTGACGACCCATTTAATCCTACCTTAGATATTAATTTCGGATTGGTTAAAGAGGTTTATTATGATGACAACATACAGGATATTACCGTAACTGATAACAACCTGGTAAATAAATATCACTCTAAACAACTAAGAGAGATAACGGACGAAAACAGCTACATCGTTAGGGCGTGGGTTCACTTAACTCCATCGATGTATAAACAATTTACGTTTGATAAAGTATACTTTTTTGATAGTGCCTATTTTAGATTAAACAAAATAGACGGCTATAACCCAACATCAGAAGAAACAACTTTATGTGAGTTTTTAAAACTAAACGATGCAACGGTATTTACTGCCGGTGCTTTTCCTGTTGATGGTAACCCTGCTGAACTTGATCCTAATATGGGTGGTGGTGGAGGTGTAATATTCACAGAGGACGTTCCGGTTAAAGGAACTAAAACAGCACAACAACCTGACGGTAATAACATAGTGCCTAAGTCTGCTCAAGTAAGTGGAGAGGGAAATGTAGTTTGGTCAGGTGCAAAGAATGTACAAATAACAGGAAACGAGAATATAGTAGAATCCGGAGCTGAGAATATCGTAATAGATGGAAGTGGTAATACGATTACAGCAGGGGTTAAAAATGTTACTCTAATAAACACAAACGATGTGACGGTAACAGAATCGGGTGTAACTTATATTGATGGTAAGATTCAAGGATATTGGGTAGAAAAAACGGCAGCATTTTTAGTAGATGAAACGGTTTACGGATATTATTTAAATGGTTCTGGTGCAACGGTACAAGCAAGGTTAAACAGTTCTGAGGGTGAGTTCTTTTTTAAATGTACAGACGGGACAAATAGAGTTTATGTAGATGCTGCTCCTTTTACGATAGACAACACATCTGCAACCTTCGATCTATTAGAGAATGAATCTTTGAGAGTAAAGTGGAACGGAGATGACCAAACATACTACATTATAAATTAAATTATGGCATATTTAAATAATCTTGATCCTGTTTTAGAGATTCAAAGGACTGGTAAGTACGGAGGCAAGACGGCAATGGCGTTTCAAATTTTTGGCAGACGGTCTTCGTTTACTTCCACGTCTGTACTTAATGATGTTGGTGAGGGAATTGGAGCGGCTGGAACAGCTTTATTTCCCGTTCTTACTGGTGCTGAAACTATTCAAGCAGTATCCAGTAGTCTTAACGATGACGGATCACCAGCAGGAACAGGAGCGCAGACAATAAAAGTGACATACATTAACACATCGTATGCTATAACAACCACTGCGGATATTACACTAAATGGCACTACGGCAGTAACTGTAACAACAGCAGACTGTTTAGCAATTCTTTGGGCAGAAGTTACGGCAGTGGGGAGCAATGGCGTGGCGTTTGGAACTATAACGATAAGGACATCAGCGCCATTAACATTATCCCAAATAACATCAGGTGGCAACAGGTCGATGGATTGTTTCTTTATGGTTCCCGATGGGTACAAGGCTTATATAAAACAATGGGATGGCGAAAATATCCAAAACTCACAAGACTTTAGGTTGCGTGCTTTGGTTAATACACATGACAGAACGTTGTCTAGTGTTTATCATTTTCAATCAACTCACAACACTCCTAGTAATACTTCTTTTATTGACGAGTTACCTTATTTGCAGTTTCCCGCAAGGTGCAAAATAACAGGCACAACAATTTCAAGTTCATTAGCCGCAGGAACGAGAGCGAGCGTTGGATTCACAATAATATTAATAGCAACATAATATGGCAATAAGTAACTACACAGCAACAGCAACATCAGGTGAAGCTGTTGCAGCTAATGATGGACGCTCGGCTTTGGTAATAACTAATACAGGATCTCAGAATGTTTTTTTAAATATTGGAGCGGCAGCAGAAGTTGATAAGGGCATTTATTTATCAGCACTTGGTGGTACATGGGTTATGGATTCGACTACATTTTCACAAGGTGCAATAAACGCAATTACAAGTACATCAACAACAAATTTATCAATTTACGAATTAAGTTAATATGAGTATAGTTAACCCACCCGATATAAGCGAAAAGCAAAACACACTAGTAAGTGGCACAAACATCAAAACTATAAACGGGGATTCTGTTTTAGGTTCTGGTAATTTAACCGTTAGTGGTTCTTCTGCATGGGGCGGAATTACAGGAACGTTATCAAGTCAAACGGATTTACAAAGTGCATTAGACGGTAAAGAACCAACTAAAGGCACAAACGATAATTACGTAACCGATGCAGAAAAGATTGTAATAGGAAACACAAGCGGAACGAACACGGGCGACAATGCAACAAACTCACAGTATTCAGGACTTGCAACAAGTAAGCAAGATACTTTAGTGAGCGCAACGAATATTAAAACAATAAACGGTTCAAGTGTTTTAGGTAGTGGCAACTTGGTTGTTGCGAGTGGCTATCATTTTGTTGGTACGTTAGCAAGTGATCAAGCAACTGGGGCAAACGTTACACCCGTAACATTAACAGGATTGGTTTTTAGTTATGAAGCAAACTCTAAATATAGAATTTGGGCAATGGGTAGAGTTCAGCCAACTGCAGCAACAACGGGTTGCGGTTTTCAATTCGATTTGAGTAGTGTTGTTACTGCGATCAATGTTCAGTTTTATCATCAACTTGCAAACACAGGGACAATAAGTGGCGGTCATTCGATAGCGGATGATGCGTCTGTTGGTGTGTCAAGTGGTATGCCGGGAACATCAACTTATCCAATAACACTAAATGGGTTATTAGTAACGGGTGCAAATACAGGAACGGCACAATTAAGGTTCAGGGCAGAGGTAGCAGCGGTTACAACTTGTAAAGCAGGATTCACATTAGTAGTAGAAAAGATAGCATAATGGCAACAGAGAAAATAATATTAGAGGTAGGTGTTCAGGGAACGGGAGACGGTGAGACAAAGATCAAAAGCCTAAAGGCTCAACTTAAGGAAATGAAAAACGAATTACTCTCAATGGATGAGGGTAGTTATGCGTTTAAAAAATTAAGTGCCGAAGCTGGACGATTAGAAGATAAAATTGGTGACGTTAACCAAAGGGTAAAAGCGTTATCTAGTGACACTAAAAAACTAGATGCCTTAGTAGGTGTTGGTTCTGCTATTACGGGAGGTTTTCAGGCAGCACAAGGTGCAATGGCTTTATTCGGTTCTGATTCTAAACAAGTTGAAAAGGCTATACAGAATATTATTGCAGCACAGGGGATCTTAAACGGGGTTCAACAAGTAGGGCAATTCTTAACAGCAAAGGGGATAGTTCAAGATGCTTTGGCAAGTGCTGCAACGGCTGTTAAAACAGGGGTAACGAAAGCCGCAACTGCTGCTCAATGGTTGTTTAACGCTGCTATAACTGCCAACCCTATTGGGCTTATCGTAGTTGGTGTTGCCGCTTTAACGGCTGGGATAGGTGTTTTAATTCGAGGCATAAAGAACGGCACAATAACGATTGAAGATATTACTAAAGTAATGTGGCGAATGATTATGCCATTGCAATTAATCGTTGATCTTTACAATTATCTAACAGAGGCAACCGAAGATAATGAAACGGCATTAGAGAAAAACTCAAAAGCAAATACAGAGGCATACAAAAAAGCAGTAGCCGAAGCAAATGAACGCAGACGGGTTGAAAAACTAGCCTTTGAAGATAAGCAAAATGAATTTGATTTAAACATAGCAAGGGCAGAAGCAGAAGGTAAAAGCACAGTAGAGTTAACCCGTCAAAAGTTACAAGCGTTATTAGACGAACGAAAAGCTGTTTTAGCACATAACCAAGAATTAATCAATTTAATGGTTGCCCGTTACGAAGCAGAGGCAGCGTTTAGAGGTAAATCACTAGACGAGTTTTTAAAGTCTATTGGTATCAATAAAGAACAAACTCAAAAGGTTTTAGAAGATCAATTACAGGAACAAAAGGATGCTATATTCTCGGCTGAAACTGATTTAATTAAATTCAATACAGATACCCGTAACGCATCAATAGAAGAGAATAAGAAAAAGAATGACGAACTTTTAAAACAAGAACAAGATAGGATTGCACAGCAGAAAAAACTAGAAGCTGAATTAAGAGAGAGAGAATTAGAGGCAGATCAACTCTTTGCTGAAAGACTACAAAAAGAAAAAGACGAAAGAAAAAAGTTAGCAGATGAGGAACGTGAAGCGGAATCTAAACGTAGGATAGCAGAGGCAGAGGCAGAGATAGAGCTTGAAAAAGAAAAACAAGCGGCAAAACAAAAATTAGTTGAAGATTATACAACCGCAGTAAAAGACCTTACAACAAATATATTTACACTTACCAATAATCTAGGTAAGCAAGACGAGGAAAGCAGAAACAAAAGAGCCAAACGTCAATTCCAAATTAAGAAAGCGTTAGACATGGCAGAGGCTGCAATTGATGGAACTAAAGCGGTTCTATCTACTTTTGCAAATACTCCGGGCGGTTTAGTAATCAAAGGACTTGCTGCTACTGCTGCGGGTGTATTCGCTGCTGCTAAGATTGCCGCTATCGGTTCTGCTAAGTTTGACGGTGGGGCAAGTGTAAGCGGTTCAGTTGGTGGTGGTGGTGATGCAGGGGCAAGTGCTTCAAACGTCGGAAACGTAACGCCAAACATTCAAGGTATTCCGGCAGGTAGTACATTATTAAACCAACCCACACAAAAGGTTGTAGTGGTTGAAAGTGATATTACAAAGGTTCAGAAGAAAGTTGGAGTGATCGAAGCACAGGCAACCTACGGATAGATTCTAATTATACCCTACTGAAATACTTATACCAAAGTATGGATGTAGTTAAACTAATTTTACCCAACCGTCAGCAAATAGAATTTCAGATTGCACTAGTTGACGAACCCGCCATTGAATCTAACTTCATGGCATTCGCTAAAGAAGGTCACTTCCAATTCAAAGAAGTTGACAAAGCAGAACGTTTGTTAATGGGTTACTTTATGATTGCCAACATGGAAATTCTACGTGTTGATGCAAAGCGTGGAGCGTATAAAGTAGTATTCCCAAAAGAATCAATTGATACCATAATTGAGAATTTCCAACTAAACGGCCTGGCTAACAACATGAATCAGATGCACAACTCGGGCGAGTTAGCAGAGGGTGTATTTGTACGTAACCATTGGCAAATAGATTCTAAAAAAGGAATCAAAGCACCTGACGGATTTAAAACAGAAGCGGATGGTAGTTGGTTTGGTGTTGTCAAATGTGAGAATGACGAAGTATATCAGAAAGCACTAGACGGAACTTTCAACGGATTCTCAATCGAGGGCAAGTTTATCGAAGAAGCAATAGACAAATATTTCAAAGTAGATTCTAATAATACCGAACCCAATTACTTATACAATAAATTCAATAAAACAATGACTGAATTAAAAGAACTTTTCGCAGCACTTAAAAGTGTATTTGAAAAAGAAACTCCGGCTGTTGAGAACCGGTACAAAAATTTGAAGAACTATTACTTGTTGATGGTGAAACAAAAGTAACAATTGAACCGGCTGTTGAAGTTGGCGCTGCTATTGTGCTTTATGATTCAGAAGGTGCGCCTGTACCTGCTCCTATCGGTTCTTATGAACTACAAGACGGTAAAGTAATAGTAGTTGAAGTTGAAGGTGTTGTTGCATCGATCACTGAGCCTGCTGTTGAAGAAGAAGAAATGAATCCAGACGTAAAGAAAGATGCACCTGCTGCACCTGCGGATTCAGCCGTAAAAAGATTAATCGAGAGAATCGAAAAAGTATCTGAATATTCAGCGCAAGTTGAAGAACTAAAGAAAGAAAACGATTTCCTACACAAAGAATTGGATGCTGTTAAACTTGCTAACGCTGAGTTTAAAAAGCAAACAGAAGAAGCTTTTGCAAAACTTTTAGGAGAACCTGCAAAAGAACCCGCTCAAAAAGTGAAAACAGATTTCAACTTTGAGAAAAACAAAAAATCAATTTATCCATTTAAAAATAACTAAAAAATGAGTTTAGTAGTATCAGGCTTAACGGCCTATGTAAACGAGCAAGAATTTCCACTAGTTGGAAGGATTCAGGTTGCACCTGAAATGACCGCTTCAATGGTCACAATTAAAGACGGTATCAAAGGTTCGATGCGTATTCACCTAGCTGAAACGGATGTTATCTTTCAATCAGGCGGTGGTTGCTCAGGAGCCGCTGCTGGAACAACTACACTAACTGAAAAAACCTTAACAGTAGGTCGTATCAGAGTACGTGAAGATATTTGTATCGATGACTTGGCTGGAAAATATTTAGAAATGAATATGAAAGCAGGTTTGCTTAACGGTAAACAAACTGCACCAGATGAATTTGCTTCTTGGTATTTTTCTGAGAAACAAGCGAAACTAAATAACGCTTTGGAAATTGCAGATTGGCAAGGTGATACAGCGAGTTTGGCAGCAAATTATAATAAATATACAGGTATTGTAGCCCTTGTGGATGCCGGTTCGCCAGTAGATGGGAACACAGATAACCAAACAACTTTGGGTTCTTCTAACATCGTCGCTGCTTTCAGAAATATGTATTTGGCAATTCCTGAGAATTTGAAAATGCGTTCTGATTTGGTTTTGTTCTGCTCACCAAAAGAGTTCCAAACTTACCAACAGGCGGTTCTAGCTGCTAACTTGTTCCATTTTGCAGGTGGTGATCAAGAATATACAATCATTGGTACTAACGTAAAGATTAAACCTACTTACGGATTGACTGGTGGTACTTACGATACTTACCCACGTATGTTCTTAACTTACCCTACAAACTTTGTACTTGGTTTAGATTTGGAATCAGATAAAGATGTATCAGTTCGTATCGATCCGGTTACAAATGAGAAGCTCATTTACGAAGCACAATGGTCTAGAGGTTGGCAGGTGATGTACACTGAAGATATTGTTGAGTTCACTATTCACGGATCATAGTAGTAATTAAATAATAACGGGCGGGGTGCAATGCTCCGCCCTATTTAAAACATAAAAACATGGCTTGTTTATTAACAACGGGATTTGATTACGAATGCAACAACGGTGCTGGAGGGATTAAGCAAGGTTCTTTGCTTATTACTGATTGGGATAACGTAGCAGACGGTGCAACTTTTACTGCTGGTACTTATGAAATATCAGCACTTACACAAGCTGCTGGTACTTCATTTAAACGTTATAACCTACGTAAGGAGATTGTATCTGCTGACGGTACTTCGACTACCGACCCAGCAACAGGAGCAAATATATTTGAAAATATAGTACTTGCTACTTTGTTTAAGATTAGTAAGACTAAATCATACGAATTAAAACTCGCACAGGGCACTCCTTTGTTTATCATTGCAAGTGATAATAATGGTGTTGCACACGCTTGGGGATATGAGAACGGAGCTGAGCTTTTAACTGTTCAATCAGTTATTTCAAAAGAGATGAATGGATTAAACGGTTACAACCTTTCATTCACTTCTAAAGAACAAAATCGTTATACAGTTGCATCTGCACTTTTAGCTACTATCTTAGTAGAAGGCGAGAACTCTTAATAACTTTGATTAAAAATTAAGAAGGGATTGACTAAAAATTAATCCCTTTTTTTTTACCTTTACAATTATGATGATAAGGAAAGAATGTTTAGGGCAGCACTTCAGTAAGAAGTCACCACACAATGCGAACCATTTTAGCGGTGTTATCACTGATAATCCTGAAGACTTTGCGCTTTACGTGGCACTTCAATTAGATGTATTTGAAAAGGATTTACCACCGATTGCAGAAGTATCAGAAGTGGTAGAGGATAAACCAAAGAAAAAGAAGAAAAATGATTCTAACGAAATCAACGAATAATACAAATATATCGTTAACGTTAAAGGAGAAAACCACCCTTTATCCAGTTTACTATTTATTCGAGTTTCAGAACGATCAAACAAAAGTAAAGTATTATCAAATCTTTACTGACGTTTCAACAGTTACCTATAATCAAAGGGTGTGGAACGTATTTAACATTGAGGTTATAAATAGTGGAAGTGGTGCAAATAAAATTATTTTAGGCAACACTGGGCTATATCACTATACGATATTTGAGCAGTCAAGTTCAAGCAATTTAGATCCAACGGGTTTAACAGTTGTAGAGAGAGGGCAAATGAGATTAATTGACAGTGAGACTTCACAATATATTGCTCACGAAATTACGCATACTTACGTAGCGCACGAGGTAACATTATAGATATGAGTACTTATTATTTTGGCAAGTCTGAAAAGTTAGAAAAGTTTGGAGCATTAAAACTGCCTGAATTTAAAACTGAAAATTCTATTGATTGGGTAATTAACGGTACTGAGCCAGGATGGAAAAACCGTCAACCACAATATTATAATTTTCTTTACCAGACTTCAACAAAGCACCATGCTATCGTAGATGCTAAAACACGGTACATTTACGGTAAAGGTTGGGCAGTGGACCAGACGGGTTTAAATCCATTCACTGAGTTAATCGAATTAAAATCTTTCATTAAGAAAATTGAAAAGAATAAGGTAACTCAAAGATGTATTTTAGATTCTGAGATTCAAGGCGGCTTTGCTGCTGAAATGATTTACGATATAGCGGGTACGAAAGTTTACCCTTATCACATTGACTTTAGCGGAGTACGTGAAAGCAAACCAGAATACGACAAAGAAGGGAAAGAACTACCTAAAAGATATTTTTATACTTCTGATTGGAAATCGAATAAACCAAAAGAGAATAAAGACTTTACTGTATTCTACCCTTTTGATCCTAACGAAAAACCAGACGGTAACAAAAGATATTTAGATTAATGTATCTTTCATCTTGACCGTTTGCCTGGATAGGTGTAACTTCTACTCCCTTGTCACCCGTGTTGTTGAAACTTACAAAAGGATCACCAGCATTCTCAGTGCCGTGTTTAGTGGCTTTTAAAGAAGTCTCAATTTGTCCTCTTTGTTCTTCGCTTAGATCACCGTTGTAAAAGTTAAAGATATATCCGGCACTAAATCCGTTCTTTACATTATTGTAAACAAAGTTACCTACCTCTGCATCCGCTTGGATATAAGGTAAACCTCCCATGTATTTAGGATAAGGATAAACACCAAGACAAG